AAAACCCACAGTACCTTTTCGTTAGATAACCAGATTGAAGAAGTTATACTTAAAGAGACCTTTGGGGATATTAGAACAGTTAACTATAAATTACGTATTGGCCATACCATGGGTACCTCTACTGCTGTAGAGACAGCCTTAGCTATTCAAGAAGAATCTGGTAGGTTTCTTAGTTTAGGCGCTGGTATGGGTAATGTGTTTTCATCTGCAGTAGTGGAGATAGTCTAATGGTATTTGCACATGTTAGTTTAATACAAGAAGGGCAAGCTGCTTTATTCTATAGGCATACAAAGAAGATGAAAGGTTACATGATAGCTGGAACTCTTATAGGCCCCGATTTGATAGATAAAATGAACTTTGCTAAGATATGGAAGTACTTTGTATCCGAAGTAGTACAAGCAGATGATATCTATTGCTCTATTCTAGTAGGAGCTGAGAATTCTATGTTTACTAATTATCTAGATTACTATGATACAATAGATGGGCTTAAGATATATAAAGTTGATAATTATCTTAAACAGAAATACAGTGACTATGATAAACATGTGGAAAGAAAGGTCCCCATTAAAAGTGAGTGATAATATATGAGCGATCTTATAGATCAGGATGACTTAGATAAAACTGAAACTGACGTCTCTACTTTAGTTGATTGGGAAAATCCCCCTAGTCTTGCTGATCTTAAGCAAGACCTTGAGTCTGCTCAGGTAGCGCATGGAGTCCATACCCTTGAGATAGATGGGTGGTTAAGAGTCCTTAATGCTGAACAAACTATTAGTGTAAAGCGCGGGCGTTCTAAGCTAGTACCTAAGTTAGCTCGTAAACAAGCTGAATGGCGATACGCTGCTTTATCAGAACCTTTCTTATCTACAGATGATTTGTTTAATACAGCTCCTAAGACTTTTGAAGATAAGAAGTCCGCCCAACAAAATGGGATGGTATTAAATTATCAGTTTAACTGTCGAATGGATAAAGTAAGCTTTATAGATAACTATATACGTACGAATGTAGATGAAGGTACTGTAGTTGTTCGTGTTGGTTGGGAATTTGAAGAGGCCGTGCGTACAGTATACCAGCCTGTTATGGAACAACAGATGGTACCAGACCCTCAAACAGGACAACCAGCTATAGATCCACAATCTGGACAACCTATTCTAGAAGAAGTTAAAGTTGGTGAGAAGAAAGTAAAAAAGAAGATCACAGTTAAGAATCAACCTGTATTAACCGTATGTGATTATAACAATTTAGTTATAGACCCTACTTGTGAAGGTGATATTGATAAGGCTAACTTTGTTATTTATAGTTTTGAAACTTCTCTATCAGAGCTTAAGAAAGATGGTCGATACACTAATCTTGATAATATTAACTTCGAGAGTGCGTCTGTATTGTCTGAACCTGATCATAAGATCAATACAGATGATAGTAACTTTACGTTTAAAGATAAAGCTCGTAAGAAAGTTATTGCTCGAGAGTATTGGGGATTCTGGGACATTGATGGAACGGAAGAACTTAAGCCCTTTGTAGCTACTTGGATAGGAAGTACATTTATTAGGATGGAAGAGAATCCTTACCCAGACAAGAAATTGCCATTTGTATTAGTTCAGTATTTGCCTCGTCGTAAGAATTTATATGGAGAGCCAGATGCAGCTCTTATTGAAGATAACCAGAAGATCGTAGGCGCTGTTACCAGAGGCATCATTGATGTAATTGGTCGTAGTGCTAACGGTCAGCAAGGTATTCGTAAAGATGCTCTTGATGTAACGAATGCTCGTAAGTATGAACGCGGGGAAGATTATAAGTTTAATGCTAACGTAGATCCAAAGCAAGCATTTCATATGGAAGTATATCCTGAGATTCCACGTTCAGCTATTGAAGTACTGCAGATGCAGAATAATGATGCAGAAGCTCTTACAGGTGTTAAAGCATTTACTAATGGCATCTCTGGTCAAGCTTTAGGAGCTACGGCTACTGGGATTAGATCGGCATTAGATGCTACTTCTAAGCGTGAATTGGGTATCCTGCGTAGGTTTTCTAATGGATTAACTCAAATAGGACGTAAAATCATTTCTATGAATGCAGAGTTCTTAGAAGATGAAGAAATCATTCGTGTTACTAATGAAGAATTTATCTCTATTGATCGTAATGATCTAGGAGGACAATATGATATCAAGCTTAATATCTCAACAGCTGAGGCTGATGAACAAAAAGCTAGCGAGCTGGCATTTATGTTACAAACTATGGGTAATACAATGCCGCCGGAAATGAGTTATATGGTTTTGTCTGATATAGCTAAATTGCGTAAGATGCCTGATCTAGCTAAGCGTATTGAAGAGTATCAACCTCAACCTGATCCAATGGCTGAGGCAATGCATCAACTTGAAATGGAAATGATGAAAGCTAAAATCCGTAACGAGAATGCTAAAGGCGCTGAGAATGAAGTGGACATCGGACTCAAAACTGCTAAAACACAAACAGAACAAGCTAAAGCAAGAGGGCTTAATAGTGGGTCTGATATTAGTGATCTTGATTTTCTTGAGAAAGAATCAGGGGTTTCTAACGCTCGAGAGCAGGATGCAGCAGATCAGAAACATGAACAGAACATGGAAGGTAAAGAGCATGATAGGCTATCAAATCTTGACAATAAAGCATTTGATGCGTTAAATAAACAGTAAGGAGTTTATTAATGAGTAAATCTAACCATAAGGCAGGAATATGACAGATCTAGAAACAGTTGAGATAGAGATTGAAGAAGCTAATAAGTTAAGAGCTATACGAGATAACTGCGCTATGCTAATTAATAGCCAACCTTATAAAGATGTCATTGAGGAAGGTTACTTTAAAGTAGAAGCAGCTAGATTATGTATGGCTAAAAGTTCTAACTTAGATGAAGCACAAATGAGAAACATTGATGGTATGATGTTAGGAATCGGTGGATTAGCTAATTTTATTGATATGGTTATGCGACGGGGTTCGGCTATGGATAAGCAAATAGAAGAGTGTGAAGAAACCCGCGCAGAAATCCTAGCTCTAGAGGTGGTCTAATGACAGTTGAAGTAACAGAACAAGATACTGCTCTAGGGTTATCTGACGCTGAATTCCTAGAACAAGATCCTGCTAAATTCTTATCTGATGATTCTAGTACAGATACGGAAGACGCAGCCAACCCAGAAATTGATCCAGCGGACGAAACTGCTGATGATATAGACCCTGAAGCGGAAGCTGAAGGGAATAGTAAAGCACAGGAGCAAACTGACGCTACCTCTAACGAAGAAGAAGTAAGCCAACCTGATGGGGATACCCAGACGGAGCATGAACCTTCTGATGATAGTGATGCAACAGAATCTCTTGATACTAGTAAGAAAGACTCGACTGACACGAAAGGGGATACCCAGGATACAAAAGAGTTTGATTACGAAAGTGCGTATAAAAAGGTATCTGAACCTTTCAAAGCCAATGGCGTTGATATGCAGGTTAAGGACCCAAATGATATGATCAAGCTCATGCAAATGGGCGCTAATTATCAGAAGAAGATGGCTCAAATGAAGCCTAATCTAAAGATGATTAAGATGTTAGAAAACAATGGTCTTCTTGATGAAGCCAAGTTATCTAACCTTATTGATATATCTAAAAAGGATCCTAAGGCAGTCGCTAAGCTTATTAAAGAAAGTGGAATAGATCCTTTAGATATTGATACGGATTCTAATGTTGATTACAAGCCTACAGATTATTCTGTAACGGATAAGGAGTATAACCTAGATCGTGTACTTGATGAGATCAAAGACACTGAAACATTTAGTAAGACAATTGATGTTTTAACTAAACAGTGGGATGATCCCAGTAAAACTGCCATTTCAGATAACCCAGATATTATTGGTATTATTAATACCCATATGTCTAATGGCGTATTTGATAAGGTTAATACGTTAATGCAGCAAGAGAAAACCTTAGGTAACTTAAAGGGTGTATCTGATGTGGAAGCGTATAAGCAAGTGGCTGAATACATGTATGATCAGGGTTTACTACGGACTGAAACAGGTAGTAGTCCTCAGGGGACATCCAAAGTATCGAGCGAGACTGATAAATCACAAGCCAATGCCGAGCGTGATAAGAAGCGCAAAGCAGTGGCGCCGGTCAAGCAGACTACTACGAAGAAGGCTCCAGCTGAGAAGGATTTTTTAGGTCTCTCAGATGAAGAATTTATGAAGAGGCATGCTTAACCGGTAATATAAATTACCTTTTAGATTGGAAATAAAATCATGGCAAATCCAAACACTTACAATGGTCCTTTAAGTTCCGCAAGTGGAACTGCATCGGACATCGGTGCACAAGCACGTACCGATTATTATTTTAAGAAAGCTCTTATTGCTGTACGGGATAAACAGTATTTCATGCCTTTGGCTGATGTACGTGCAATGCCTAAGAATATGGGTAAACGTATTAAACAAGACGTTTATGTTCCTATGTTGGATGTACTCAACGTATCTGATCAGGGCTTAGATGCTGCTGGTACAGTTCTCACAAATGGTACATATTCTGGTTGGAATGCATCTGGTGTCCTTCAGGGCAGTGCTTATGCTAACCGAGCCGCTGCTGCTACTGGTGCCGGTGTTGGTGGAGAAGTCGGACTGAATGGTGGTAATCTTTACGGTTCTAGTAAAGATACAGGTACGATTACTTCTAAGATTCCAGCTTTGACTGAGAATGGTGGTCGAGTTAACCGAGTTGGTTTTACGCGTACTCAGATCCAAGCTGATCTGTCTAAACGTGGTTTCTTCACTGAGTATACTCAGGAATCTTTGGATTTCGATTCAGATGCTGAATTGCTGTCTCATATTACTGAGGAAGCTTTGGTTGGTGCTAATGAGATCACAGAAGCTGAGCTTCAATCTGATCTGATTACCAATGCAACTGCTAATGGTACTGCTTATTACATGGGCGGAACTACTAAGTTGACAGTTGATGAAAAAGTTACCTATACCGATCTAATGAATCTTTCTATTGCTTTGGATAATAACAAGACTCCTAAGCAAACTAAGATCATTTCCGGTTCACGTATGATTGATACGAAAACCATTAATGGTGGTCGTGTCATGTATGTTGGCTCTGAGCTGATTCCAATTCTTAAAGCCATGACGGACTTACATAGCTTGCCTGCTTTCAACTCTGTTGAAAAGTATGCTGATGCTGGTAATGTTATGAATGGTGAGATTGGATCTATTGACCAATTTCGTATTGTTGTAGTTCCAGAAATGCAATATGACGAAAATGGCGGTGCTGCTAGTGCTGATACTGCAGGTACTGGTGATAATGGCGCAGACATCTACCCAATGTTGGTTGTTGGTGATGGTGCCTTTACGACTATCGGTTTTCAGACTGATGGTAAGAGCGTTAAGTTTACGGTTAATCATAAAGGGCCTGGCAAAGAAACTGCAGACCTTACGGATCCATATGGTGAGGTAGGATTCTACTCCATCAAATGGTATTATGGTTTCTTGGCATTGCGCCCAGAACGGCTTGGTATTATCTGGACTGCTCTCGCAGCCGTATAAGCTAATACCTTCAATCCCTGGGAGCTTCTAGAGCTCTCGGGGATACCTTTTCATAAGAGAACACAAGGAGAATTAAATGGTAATGAATTTTGATAAGGGCGAATCTAAACAGATCATGGATACGCCCACTGAAACTCCCATCGCAAAACTAAGCGATACCCAAATTCGTCAGGAACTTCAAGACAATGGAGTTACCCTGCATCATAAAACAGGCTCAGGCAAGCTAGCGGATACTCTTGTAAAAGTACGAGCTGGTACTTATACAGCTCCAGAGCCTGCTGCACCTAAAGCACCTGCAACTCCAGTAGTTAAAAATACAGGTCCTACAGAAGCTGCAGTAGCCGCTATGCGTAAAGCTACAACGGAAACTAAAGAACAACGCGCTATGAAGCTTGTTCGTGTAATAGTTACTGCTAATGATCCACTCATGAGTCAACATCAAGGGTTGATTTTTACTGTAGGTAGCTCAGCAGTTAATAACGGTCGTATGATTAAGAAGTATGTACCCTTTAATAATCAAGAAGGGTGGCATGTTCCTAAGATTATTTATGATCAGATGGAAGCTGCTGAAATGCAAAAGTTTCGTCAGGTGACAATGCCAGATGGTAATAAGAGCATGCAGGCTTATATAGCTAAGAAGTTTAATGTACAGGTTTTAGATCCTCTCACTCAAGGTGAGATGGATGCCCTTGCAGCATCACAGCAAGCTAAAGGAGGAATGCAGGTATGACACTTACCGTTGCTAATCTAACCGCTAATATCGCTACTTCTTCTTCACCTAATTATGTAGTAACAGGTACTGGAATATTTGATGATATTATGGAGACTGTTACTGCGCATCTGAATGCACAGTTTGATCTAGGGCGCATTACCGGCTCAGCGTATGGAACTGTGTATTTAGGGGCTATTCAGTCCGTTATGACGGCAGCTGTTGGGTATACATTAGGTCAAGAAAAAGCTAATGCTGAAAGCTCATTGTTATTCCAGAAAGAAATCACTGAATTTGCTCAAACTGATAAGTCTACTAAAGCAGTACCTACTGCTACGAGTGTCATGGGAGCCCAGGCTGCCTTATCTATTGAGCAGGCTAAAGGCTTTAAATGGAATGCTGATCAGAAGTATCTTAAGACTATTCTAGATGCATGGGCTATTAATATTTCCACAGCTGGCGTCGCAGCCACAGGCGTAGACGCCATTAATGAAACAGGTACAGGTAATATAAACACTCAGATAACTAATGCTGAACCTCTACCCAATTAAGGTATAACTAATGGGGTTTATATCTAGTGTTGTAAGCGCTATTGTCAACATTGTAGTAGCGATTATTATATTCATTGTTGATGTTGTTGTTCAAATAGTTGAAGTGATCATACATTTAATTATGATCCTTCTTGGTTGGAAACCAGACAGCCAAACTGTTGAATATTTTGAAGTTAGAAATGTCATTCTATTTGACGATCCAGATCACAGTAATCCTTTATTAAATGCAGCGTTGACAAGCATTTTACAAGGCGGTGACCTTTCTAAAGATTTATCATATGCGCAAGTATATCGCAGCCTTAAAGGTAATTTACGTACCTTTATGGCCTTCATTGAAGATGGTAACTATTTCGAATCGTTTCCGGATATTGAATCTTATATTGTATATGTAGATTATGATGAGCTAACAGCAGCATTAAATACGCTTAATGGTGTTCCATGCACTCCTGAAATATCTTCAGTTTACGCACTAGATGTTACTTCATGGGTTTCCTATTGGCTTCAAGAAAATAAAGAATATGATGTAGGAGCTAATTTATTAGGGACTCAGTTTGTTTCAGTGTCTACTTCTCCTATTACACCCGGAACTACCACATCTGTGGGTACTCCGGGTGTACATCTAAATATTACAATTACTGATGAAATTGCAAGTGAAGATTCAGTTGTAGTTAATTCTGCTGCACCGGTTGTTACTACTCCTATTACCCCCGCTACAACTACATTTTTATTAGTTACAGGTATTCATTTTAGGGTATCTATAGCCAATGAAGTAGCCACTTCTGATTCAGTATTAGTAGATGAGCGCTGGCAAGTAGATTTTCCATCAGTTGTTTATAATGTGTCGCCGGGTACTTATTCAGTTCCTGTATATAACGCATCTGGTGTAACGAGAACACTGTCTTATACGATACCTGCAAAGCCAAATAACCTTCATTATATTTCTAAATACTACCGAGATAGTGCACCGAGTCGTCAGTACATATTCATATATAAAATAGGGACAGGAGTCTATACGGATCTAGATACAGTAGAAACCCCTCTTAATCTAGACGGAAGTGCTGTAAAAGCGTTACCTGACATTCCTTTAAGAATTAGTAATTCTGATTACACTACATTTGGGGCAACTAAAGCTGATAAAATTGTAGCTCTATGTGACCTAGTTGATTTAGATCCGGCATTGATTTTAGATAAAGTAATGACTGCTCCTGGAGCATTAGCCGGTGATATAGATAATGTTTATATTAAGTTTGGCGTACGAATGTGGGATACCAGTTCTGTAGGTATGCAGTACTTATACACGGCATTTGAGAATCTATATGCAGCTCAAGCAGTTTCTCAAGGAATATATAATAACACTGCTGCTGGTAACGATAAGCCGGTAAATAACATCATTACTACTACCGCAGATAGTAAGTATGCTTTTCAATGGTCATATATCACATATGCCTTTACTCCATTAGCTACTATTATTGGAAATAGTGGTAGTACCGAGAATGGAGTGTATTATTCGGATCTATCTAAATTTAATAGCTCTAATTTATTAGTTTATGATTATTACACTTCGTCAGGTAAAGGTACTTATAACGTTGGATATAAAGCCGATACGCTAGCTGAAGTAGCTGCGTTCTTAGCAGGTAATGGGGTAGTAAACCCAGGTACTACTACTACAGAAGGAGCTAATTGGTTACAAGTAACTACTAGGCTATCCTATAATAATCCCAGCCCAGTTTTACAAGATTCAGATGGAACCACAAGTGCTTTGAAATTCCTAACTGGAGACATGGTATTTGAGAACAATGGTTCTGGAGGGCTGAAAGCTGTTAAAGAGGCAGCAGAACAAACCACAGTAGGGCAGTCGATTACGTACTATAGGTGTACTGAATCAGGTTTAGATGCATATACAGTAACTGCTCCAAGTGGAGCTCTTAAAGTTGTTGATGGAGATAGTGGAGTCTTTAAAACTGTTAGATTTAATCTAGCTAATAAAGATGACCTAATGGCTCCATTCGTTCATACCTTCTTTAAAGATCGGTCTAATAAAGATATTACTCAGCTATTCTTAGCAGGCGCGCATGTATCTATTTATATAGCCCATTATGAAGTGATCCAGCCTGCTAGTATGAGTTTTCTAACAGCGCTGTTAATTCTGATCATTATCATTGTAGTAATCGTATTAATAATAATGTTTCCTCCTTTAGCTGCAGGAGGTGGTCCAATAGGGGCGTTAATAACAGCAGCAGTAACTGGTACAGTTACATCAGCGCTAGTATGGGGGGCATTTGTAGCAATCGTAAAAGGTCTTCTAATTCAAATGCTAATTCAGGTTATCTTGACTGAAGTAGCTAAGGTTAGTCCAGAATTAGCTATGGTTCTTGGAATAGTTGCTGCAGTTGGGATGGCTATGTATGGCCCAGGAGCATCCGATGGTGCATTAACTGGCTGGGATTATGCTCAAATAGCTGCATCAGCTATAAGTAATATCAATACAGTCCAAACTCAAGTGATTAAAGATACAGAAGCCGAGCTTAAAGCAGATGTAGAAGTATTCGATAAAGAAACAAAGGGTGTATTAGAGACTCTTAACGCCATGTATCTTAATGAAATATATGAAGGGGGTAACCGGACTTACGATGGGTTAACTTCTGTTAAAAGAGCTAGTTTAAATCCAATGTATCCTGAACATATGTTTGTTGTATTTGAAGGAACAACAACGATGCAATATACAATGTATGAACCTGAAGGCATTATTAATATGCAGGTATCAGGAGAGTCCTCCTATATCTAGCATAGACAATTATACTAAGTAGAGGTAAACTCTATGCAGAATAGCAACTATTTAAGGAGTATATATCATGGCAATATTAGATAATAGATATGGCGGAACGCCTATAGATCCCCGAATGGGAGGTGGAGGTATTGGTAATAGGTCGTTTATGCAAGGTCTTGTACCTAATACTGATGAACTTCAGTGGGGTAATGGTGATATAGTTAATCAATACGATTTATCTCAAGGCGGTCAGCAATTTGGTGCTCCTACCCAGGGAATGAGTACAATGGGTAAACTAGGCGTACTTAGTCAGGGTATTCAAGGTATTGGTGGATTAATGTCTGGGTTTGCACAGCTTAAGAATCTAGGTATAGCGAGAGATCAGCTCGGGGAAAATAAAAGACAATTTGGATTGAACTTTGCTGAGGCTCAAAGAGCAGCTGCTGGACGTAGACAATTAGCTAATAATGATATTACAGCTCGAAACAACTTTGTATCTAAAGGCAAGAGAACAGGTGGATACACGCTAGATAAATTAATTGTATAAATCAGGAGAATAGTAATGGCTAGAGCCCGTACACCTATTACATGGCAGAATATTGTTGCTCCAAGCAATGCAGCGGCTAATGCTTTATTAGTTAATGCTACTGATGGCATTAAACAAGGGTTTCAAGATGCTGGGGATAGTGTTCAAGCATACGCTGATAATCGAAGTCAAACTGAGACGGATGCGTTTATTGCTACATTGAATGCTGCAGATAATGATCAGCAACGTAATGAAATGCTACAGCTTGCTGATAGAGATTTCTTAAATGTAGGTAGGGCTAGTGAAGCTATTACTGCTGCTCAGAATCAGGATTTTAATGTAGATGCTAATACTCGTGCAAACGAGTTATTTGATATAAAACAAGATGCTGAAGCACGTTTAGCAAATACATTTGAATATGGCATTGGGCAAAGAGAGGTGAATGAACAGAGGGCTACTGCTGAAGAAACTAGAAAAGTACAAAAAGCTTTAAGTGATAGTAATGCCGCTGGTCAAAATCTATTAGAGTCTGCCTCAAAGATTAAAGCTGCTACCGCAGCTCAAACGCTGGCGGAAACTTCAAATGATTTAAAAAAGATAGAACTTGATAATAAACAAACTATTGAAACTAATAAACAGTTAGCATTAGTTGATGTTGCGCGGTATCAAAGTGCTCTGCCAGAAAATCAGGGCGCAATTAT